CGGGCTCGTCGCGCTACGCTTTGGCGGCCCTTTTGGTCGGGCTGACCCAAGCGGATGAGCGCACTTTGTCGAATAACCCTTGGCAAATATTCGCCCCCCAAGAGCGCCGGATTTGGGTGGCTGTGCCAAGTGGCGCAGTATTCAACGCCGCCTGGGCGCGCGGCAGTAACTCAATCATTGGGCATGCACCATGAAGAAAAACGTAGCGTCACAAGTCATCGGCGCGCAGATGGTGAGCGCTACCGACGGGTCGGCATTTACCGGGTCTGTCACCTGCTACGTGCTTGGCAACGGTGGCACGCAAGCGGCCGGCTCGGTCGGCTCCGGCGCATGCACACATGAGGGCAACGGCTTTCACACTTACGCCCCGGCGCAGGCCGAAACAAACTATGACCACATCGCATTCACGTTCACCGGAACAGGTGCGGTGCCTGCGTCTGTGCAGGTCTACCCGAACTTCCCGCAGACTGCAGACCACACCGCCAACATCGCGGACATCCTGACCGACACCGGCACCACGCTGCAGGCTGAGCTTGACGGTATCCAGGCCGACACCGAGGACATTCAATCGCGCCTGCCGGCTGCTCTAGTGTCGGGGCGGATCGACGCCAGCGTCGGGGCGATGGCGGTCAACGTGATGACGGCTGCGGCCGCGGCGTCGGACCTGACGACCGAATTGCAATCCGGCCTCGCCACGGCTTCGGCGCTGTCCACGATGCAAGGCAATGTGACTGACATCCTCGCGGACACCGCCGACATGCAGCCGAAGATTGGCACGCCTGTCACGTCGCTCGCCGCAGACATCGCCGCCATCGAAGCGCAGACCGATGATATCGGTACGGCGGGCGCTGGATTGACTGCGGTCCCGTGGAACGCCGCCTGGGATGCCGAGGTGCAAAGCGAAGTCGCCGACGCACTCGCCGCCTACGGCGCGGCAACGGCGACTGACGTGACAACGGCAGCGGCCAACGTCAGCGTCGACGAGATTCAAGTCTCCGCGCTCGCGGACCTGTTCAACACGAACAGCGGCACAACGTACGGCGCGGCTGTTTCGGGCTCCGTCGTCAAGGAGATCGCTGACAACGCAGGTGGTGCTGCACTCACGGTGCAAGACATCGTTGATGGTGTGTGGGATGAGCCGATGGCCGACCACCTAGACAGCGGGACAACGGGCGCGTCGTTGAACGGTGCAGGATCGGCTGGCGACCCTTGGAGCACGACGCTGCCGGGGGCGTATGGCGCTGGTACGGCTGGCAAGATCGTTGGTGACAACCTCAACGCCACTGTCAGCAGCCGCGCGACGCAGACCAGCGTCGACGACTTGCCGACGAATTCGGAGCTGGCGACGGCGCTCGATCCTCTGCCGACTGCAGCCGAGAACGCAACGGCCGTCTGGGCGGCCGGTACGCGCTCGTTGACGGTGCTGGATGAAGACAGCACCACGCTCGATCTCGACGCGACGATCCGCGCGGCGGTCGGCTTGGGCAGCGCGAACCTGGATACGCAGCTGGGCGACCTGCCGACGAATGCGGAACTTGCCACGTCTCAGGCTGCGGCCGACGACGCAACGCTGGCGGCCATCGCTGCACTATCGATCCCGACCGCAACGCAGAATGCGGATGCGCTGCTCAACCGTGACATGAGTGCCGTGTCCGACACGAACGCACGCAGCCCGCTGAACGCCCTTCGGTTTATTCGCAACAAGTGGACGATCACCACGGGCACGCTGTCCGTGAAGAAGGAAGACGACACCACCGAGGCCTGGAACGCGGCCGTGTCAACCACGCCGGGCGCTGACCCCGTAACCGGCAACGATCCGGCGTGATGTGCGCAGCCTTCTTGCTTTCTGGATTGGCGGCGCTGGTGCCGCCGCGCCGACCGCGGATGCAGGGGTCCGATCACTTCTGGCTCCGTGGATCGGTGGCGCTTCGGCGCCTGCTGGTGACGCGCAGGCCGGTGTCCGTGGACTCCTGGCCCCGTGGATTGGCGGTGCGGGCGCTGCGCCTGTCGTCGACCAATTCGGCCTTCGCGGGCTCCTGGCCTTCTGGCTGGGCGGTGTGTCCGCAACCCCCGGAACGGCGCCCGAGCCTGAAGACGAAACGCTGGGCGGGTCACGCTTCCGTGGCGTCACGGGCTACGCTGCCGAGACAACCGCGCTCGACTTCGATCGCGTCTCCCGCCGCCGCATCAAGCGCGCCATGTCGGAGGCCGTCGCCCAGGTCGGCACGGCCCTCACCGACGCCGAGGCGTTCGTGGTCGAGCAGTCACTGCGCGCGTTCCTGGCCAGCGGCACCAAGCGCTCGACCAACGCCGTGCAGCAGTTCATCACCGAGACGATCGCCAGCCTGCAGCGCGCCGACCTGGAGCGCCGGGCCGCGTCACAGCAGTTCGCTGAGGATCAACTCGACGCCATCGCCCAGCAACGCCGCGACAATCGGCGCCGAGCGATCATCCTCATTATCTTGCTGATGCTGTCATGACCGCCAACGAAGACCTCCTTGACGCGTCGATAGATCACCAGATCGACCTGCAGCACTACGCCAATAGCGTTGTGCGGGAGGAGATGGGGCAGCTCAACGACGAGGATGACGCGCTGTTCGCGCTGCTCCTGGCCGCGCTCCTGTCCCTCGGCCCCAATGCAACCCCGTCGCAGGTCGACGCGGCTTTAGGCCCTGCGCTGCTGGTCAATGACCGCGTCTACGGCAACGTGGGCCGTGACCTCGCGGCGAGGATGGAAGCGCTTGCGCAAGAGGAGGCCGAATACCAACTGGCGCTGACGGATCGCGCCCAGGACCAACGCCCCACGCCGCTCGACACCGCCCGCACCGCAGCCGAGATGCTGGCTGTGCCGATCATCGGACTGACGATCGTGGACACGATCCGCGGGCTCGCCGCTAAGCGCGCTGAAGTCATCCGCCGCGCCGCGCAGGCCGGTTTTGTTAACGGCCAGACGGCCGACGAGATCGTGCGTTCATTGCGCGGCACCAAGTCTGCCGGCTTCACCGACGGCTTGTTTAACACGTCGCGCCATCACCTGGAGACGACGATTCGCACGGCCCTGAGTCATGCCGTCTCGTACACGACAGCCGCGTTTCGCGCGCTCAACCCATCGATCATCCGTGCCGTGGTGTGGCTGTCGGTGCTCGACACGGCGACCAGTTCGTGGTGCATCGCGCGGGCCGGCAAGCGCTACACGGCCGATGAGGCGCACCGCCCCATCGGGCACAGCTACGACTGGGGCTCCGGTCCGGGTCGCTATCACTACAACTGTCGCTCGACTTCTGCACCGCTCGTGGCCGGGGAGATCCCCAACGCGAGCACCTACGCCGATTGGCTCAGCCGGCAAAACGCCGCACGGCAGGACGAAGTGCTCGGCCCGACCCGCGGCGCCATGTATCGGCGCGGGCAGGTCAGCGTCGAGGGCTTCCTCAACAACCGCGGACGGCTGCTGACCCTGGATCAGCTGCGGGCGCGTAGGTTGGGTGCGCCGTGAGCGCTGCCGTGCTCCCGTCAAGTCTCGGCCCGCGGCCGAGACGCCGACTGTGGCCTGCGCATCCTGCGGGGAACTCCGCAATGCCATTGACTTATTCAACCATTGACGGACTCACAAAAAGTTTGTCTAGAAACCTATACATCGTCGTAGAATCCGCTTATTGTGAAAAAGTCAAGCGCTTTTTGCACTCACTGCCCAACCCTCGGATGGGGGATGGGCGCTTTGGGCCGGATGGCCCCTCCGCACTGCTTGGGCGGATGCCCGCAGGAACTTAACCCCCACCCATGAAACTCAAACTCACCCCCGAAGGGCATGCCGTCGTTCAAGATGGCAAGCCGGTCTACGTTCACGACGACGGCAAGGAAGTCGCCTTTGACGCAGCGGGCACGGTCGCTACGATCAGCCGCCTCAATTCCGAGGCCAAAAGTCACCGCGAGCGCGCCGAAGCTGCCGAAGCTGCGCTGAAGCCGTTTGCAGGCATCGAAGACGCCGCCAAGGCCCGCAAAGCGCTGGAACTGGTGGCGAACCTGGATGCGAAGAAGCTGGTGGATGCCGGCGAGCGTGACACGGCCATCGCGCAAGCGATCAAGTCGGTGGAGGACCGCTTCGCCCCTGTCGTGAAGGCCAAGGAAACGCTGGAGTCGCAGTTGCACGCCCACATGGTCGGCGGCGCGTTCAGTCGGTCGAAGTACATCGCCGACAAGTTCGCCACGAAAGGCCCTGCGGGCGTGGAGATTGCACAGGCGCTTTTCGGCAACCGTCTGAAGGTCGAGGACGGCAAGGTGGTCGCATACGACGCCAACGGCAACAAGATCTACTCGCGGGCACGTCCCGGCGAGTTGGCTGATGCTGAAGAGGCGATCGAGCAAATAGTGGAGTCGCACCCGTACAAGGAGCATCTCCTCGCAAGCTCGGGCGCGTCGGGCGGCGGCGCGGCGAACGGTGCAGGGCCTGGGGGCAACGGATTCAGCGGTCAGACAAAGGGCAAGATCGACGGTTCTCCTGATGAACGCACGGCGTATTTCAAATCGAAGTACGCTGATCTCAAGTAACTAAGCCTGGGCGAAGTCCTGGGCGCGCACAAGGAATGTGAATCATGGCACTCAGCGACATGAAGGTCTTCAATCAGTACGTCCGCGAGGCGACGATCGAGACCCTGGCCCAGATGGTCGAGAAGTTCAACGGCGCCTCCGCTGGCGCCATCCAGTTGTCGACGCAAGGCTTCGATGGCGACTACATGATGCGCTCGTCGTTCAGCTCGCTGCACGCCGCGCAGCGTCGCGTCGACCGCTACGCCACCAACACGTCCGCATCCTCGACGGCGCTGGCCCAGATGCAGCACAACACCGTCAAGATCGCTGGCGGCTTCGGTCCGATCGCCTGGGAGCCGGCGCAGTTGCGCTGGGTCGGTGATAACCCGGCCGCGGCCGTGGAAGTTATCAGCCGCAACATGGCCGAAGCGATCATGAAGGACATGCTGAACACCGCGATCGCCGCGGCTGTGGCAGCGATCGAGAACGTGGGCGCCACCGTCATCTACGACAGCGGCACCGGCCCGATCAACTACGTCGACATCAACACCGCACACAGCCGCTTCGGCGACATGAGCCAGTTGCTGGTCGTGGACGTGATGGACGGCACCGCGTACCACTCGCTCATTGGGCAGAATCTGGCCAACGCCGCCACGCTGTTCAACGCTGGCAATGTCACCGTCGTCAACCTGCTCGGCAAGACCACGGTCGTCACCGACGCCCCGGCGCTGCGTGAAACAGGTTCTGGCGCGGACCAGAAGGTTCTGTCGTTGGTGGCCGGTGGTGTGGTCGTGCATGACGCGGGCGATCTGGTGACCAACATCGAAACGTCGAACGGTGCGCAGCGCATTACGACCACGATGCAGGCCGACTACACCTTCGGCCTCGGCCTGAAGGGCTACGCCTGGGACATCACCAACGGCGGCAAGTCCCCGACCGACGCGGAAATCGCGACCGGCTCGAACTGGGACAAGATCGCCACGAGCGTGAAGCACACGGCGGGTGTTCTGACCCTGGCGAACATCTAATCGGACGGCTGGGCGAAACGGCCCGGCAATCACGATGGACGCACTGCTCGACCGCGAGGCCACCAAGTACCGCGCGACCTGGGCGAACCCGCTTTACCGCGTGGTTTCACCCGGCGCACGGCACTTGGCGTTTGCCCTCGAATGGATGCAACCGGAATCGTATTCCTCGTTCACGGACTGGGGGTGTGGGGCCGGGCGCGTCGCGGCGGAGCTTTGCGCGCGGGAGTTCGATGTGCGGCTGGTGGACATCGCAGCGAACGCTTACGAGGGCGATCTGCCTTTCGTGGAAGCGTGCTTGTGGGCGCTGCCTGACGACCTGGGGCCGACGGATTACGGGTTCTGTGCGGACGTAATGGAGCACATCCCGACCGAGCGTGTGGACGATGTCCTCGCGGGCATCGCCCAACGCACTCGGAAGGCGTGTTTCTTTCAGATCGCCTTGTTCCACGACAACCACTTCACTGGCAACGGACCGCTGCACCTGAGCGTGTTCCCGCCGGAATGGTGGGTGGACAAGATCACGCCGCACTTCGACAACGGCATCGAGTTGAAACTAATCCGGCGCAAGCACGCGCTGGTGCTGGCACGGTCATGATTGCGCTGCGCAGCTTCGGTGAACTGGTGATGAAGCACAAAGGTGCTCGCATTTGCGTGATGGGCGGCGCGCCAAACCTCGCCGACGACATCGCGAAGGTCGAGGCCGACGTGTGGGTTAGCGCCAACCAGCACGGAGCTGCACTGCGACCGGTGGACTACGTGGTGGCGATGGACAACCTGCACACGATTCATCGTGTGTTGATGCAGGACATCATCCGCGAGCACACCGACGCGCCGATCATCGGCCCGTGGCACTGGTGCGACTACGGCATCACGAACTATCCATTGGCGCCGCGGCTCATGTTCACTGGCATCGTCGCGCACTGGCTTGCCGGATTACTCGGTGGTCACCCGGTCATCCTGGCAGGGTACGACTGCTACGGCGGCACGCACCGGACGTTCTCCCATCACAAGGAATACGTGCCGTTCATGGTGGGCACGCAAGTGCGCGTCGTGAGTGGGCCGCTGCAAGAGGTGTGGCCTGCGTACGATCCCGAGGAAGTGCTGCCGGAGTTCGTGGTGCCCGACGACTTGGACATTGAGCGCGAGCACGGCGTCACCGTCAAGGTCATCAAGCCCGTCCCCATTCGTGGCATTGAGTACCCCGTGGGCACCGTCCTGCGGGTGCCACGGGCCGAAGTCTGGCGCCAGTTGAAACACCGCTCACTTGCCGAGGTTGCCGCATGAACGATCGCCCCATCCATTACGAGCCCCACCCCGTCAGCCGTGAACGCAAGGCCGAACTGAAGGCCCTCGGCTTCAACATCATCGACATCAAGTTTGCCCCGCCCGCCGCCAAGCAACCGAAGCCCAAGGCGCGCAAGTCTCAATCTGAACCGCAAGGAGTTAGCTGAATGGCTACCGCAAAGGACGCAAAACTGCAATACGAGGCGGGGCAAAATGCCGTCGCCATGGGGCTGCTGACAAACAGCGGCGATGAGACCACGTTCACCAGTGCCGCGACGCTGTGGTCTGGGCGATCGGGTTACGCGCCCGTGGTCCGGCCCAACGGGCTGTTGACGGGTGGGCTTTGCACGCCCGACAACGCCGCCGCGAACAACGTGGTGGACGTGGCGGCGCTGACGTGCAATCTGGCCGGCGTGGTGACTTCGGTCGCAGCGGGCAGCGTGACCTCCACGCGCCCCGCAACGGCGGTGGCCAAGATCAACTCAATCACCGTGGACAGTTCCGGTGCGCTGGCACTCGTGGCCGGCACGGATGGTTCGGACACCACGTTCAGCGAGACGCGCGCCGCGGCTGGTGGCCCGCCGCTGATCCCGGTCGGGTCCATCGAGATTGCGCAGACGCGCGTCATCTCGAACACCGCTGCCCCGATCGCGGCCAGCGAGATTTTCCAGGTGGTTGGACTGCACACCGAGCGTGCGGACTTCCCACTGTATGACGTCAACTACGGCCCGACGATCGTCGGCGGCGTGCAGACCAAGGCGGGCGGCTCGGTGTCGTTCCTCTCGGCGCTCCCGGAGATCCATACAGGCCCGGTGCCGAAGCGGGTGTACGCGTCCTACTCGTCGCCGATCTTCGCCGACATCTCCCTGGCTTCGGATTTCGTGCCCCCGGAGACCTCCAACAGTGTCACATCGACGCAGGTGTACGGGGCGACCATTGGTGCCGCAGCCAGCACGTTGAACCAGGGCACGTTCACCGCGTACCTGACCAACGGCATCACGGACGCGCTGGTGCTGCTGAAGGATGCGACGCTGTGGTTCAAGTTCTACAGCGACCGCTACGCGACGCCGTACATGCTGACGCAGGGCGTGCTCGGGATTGCTCGCACGTTCCCGGTGGCGGATCAGATCCAAGCCGCGTGCACCATCTCGGCGACCGTGGCGGCGGTCGAGGTGGCCGCGTAGGGCGTTTTCAACCCGGCAACGTAGGGAAGGAAGGGAATGGGCGAGAAAAGCGCACCACGCCCCGATTTCATGGGTTGCCGGCTGGTTTCTTGGTGGTTGTCTCCTCCGGCCGCTTCTCGATGCGGCCTTTGCGTCCGGGCGGGGTTAGGTCGAAAGCCCTTCTCAGCGCCCCGTCCGGACGCCATTTCTTGACTGAGGGTATTCAAACGTGCCATTCAACCCTGACAAGTTCCTGGCAACCAAGCTGGAGGCGCGGCGCAAGGCCGTGCCTGTCCCGGCGTTGTCAGGCTGGTTCGACGAGGGCGAGGAGCCCCGCTGGACCGTGCGCGGCCTCACGTCCAACGAACAGAACGCCGCGATCGAAGCGAAGGCGCGCCGTGCGTCGATCGACAATGTCATCGACGCACTGGCGAACAACGATCAAGCGCAGGCGGTGCGCGAGATGATCGGATTGACGAAGGGTTCGCCCGCCGAGATCGTGAAGCGGCTGGAGATGCTGGTGCTCGGGTCGGTTCTGCCGAAGATCGAGTTGCCGCTGGCCGTCAAGTTGGCCGAAGCATTCCCCATCGAGTTCTTGACGCTCACGAATGAAATCACCGCGCTCACCGGGATGGGCTTCGACATCGTAAAGCCCGAAGCCGCCTCGCAACCGATCACGCATTGATGACCACAATGGCCATGATCGACAAGCGCGGCGGCTTCCTCTACGAGCACCGGCCCGATGTCATCCCGCAAGGTTTCGTCACGGAGGAAGAAGTGACGCTCTGGTGCGCGTACTACGAGCGCCGCGGCAAGGAAGGCAAGGATGGCTGACCTGACGCGCACCGTCAGCATCATCTTTCAGGGGACGGATGAGGTCAGCGCGATTGCGAACAAAATTCGCGATGCGATCAACATCGCCCCAGGCGCAGCCAGCGGCCTGGAACTGACGTTCCGCGATATCGGCGAAGCGGCCACTATCGCAGGTACGCGAGTCAACAGTTTTGAACTGACTTTCCGTGACCTAAACGCCGCAGCGACCGCCACGGACGCTAAGCTGGAGGGCGTTGAGGCAGGACTCAAAGAACTTGCCGCTGCCGCGGCCAACGCCGACGCCAAGCTCGCCGCTGCCGAGGCTGCGGTAAAGGAAGCCGGGGCTGCCGCCGCGGGCGCCGCGCCCAAGATGGAAGGTGCAGCGGACGCCACAAAGCGCCTTGGAAGTTCGGCCAGCAGCATCAGTCAACTGACGACTGCCTTCCAACTGCTGGCCAGCTCGTTGGTGTTCAAAGAATTTATCGAGGCCAACACGGCCGTCGAGAATTTTGAACGTGCCATGACGCTAGTCACCGGCTCAACGCAGGGCGCGGCGGAGTCGTTCGACTACATCAAACAGATTTCAAACACGCTCGGGCTTGAAATCACCGGCACAGCCGACAACTTCGTCAGTCTGTCCGCGGCGGCCAAGGGCACCGCACTCGAAGGCCAAGCCACACGCGACATCTTTGAGGCGGTCAGCAAGGCCATGAGCCTGCTGGGCAAGTCGTCGGCCGATACGCAGGGTGCGCTGCTGGCGATCCAGCAGATGATCAGCAAGGGAACCGTCTCGGCCGAGGAGCTGCGTGGTCAGCTCGGCGAGCGCCTTCCTGGCGCGTTCCAGCTCGCGGCCCGCGCGATGGGTGTGACGACGGCGGAACTCGGCAAGTTGCTCGAAGGCGGCAACATCGTCGCCACCGACTTGCTGCCGAAGTTGGCTGCGGAACTGAACAAGACGTTCGGAGAGACGACCTACGTCACGACGTTCAACGCTGAGTTGAATCGGCTGATTAACTCGCTCAAGGAACTGGCGGTTGCGGGCGGCAATGCCGGTGTGTTCGGCGCGCTGACGCAGGGATTGGCTGACATCGCGAAGGTGACCAAGGCCACAGTAGTCGAGTTCAACCTCATTTCGGGCACGCTTTCTGCGGTCAAGGATTTCCTCGCCAGCGGCGGCACGGCAACCGAGGAATTCTCGCGCGCGATGCTTGATGTGCGTGTGAACGCGGGCATCGCCAACTCTGAACTTGGCAACTACAACCAAAGCCTAGCCGAGACGGAACGCCTAGCACGCTCCGGGTCCGCAGCCACTCTGGACTGGGCAGAACAGATCAACGAGTCTGCCGCAGAGACAAAGCGTCTAGGGCTGGACGGCACCGCGCAGACTGCTGAACTTGTCGAGGCATACAAAAAGCTCGGCTTCACCGCAAAGTCCATCGGCGCAGACTTTGTTGAGGCGTTCGCCACCATCGTCAAGTCGGCCGACTCAACTGGCGACGAGATTTCCAAGGCGCTGAAAGTTGTCATCCCGAAGATCGACAACGTTGATGAGTTGGAGCGCGTCGTCACCAGTCTGCAAAAGGCCGCGGGCGACGGCAAGATCACGTGGGAGCGATACGCCGTCGAAGTTGACAAGGCCAACGAGGCGTTTCTCAAGAACACTGGTTACGTTAAAGAGAATGCCAGCGAGGTCAAGAAGCAGGCCGATGAGGTCAAGAAGGCGGAAGATGCGGCGGCCAAACTTGGCCTCGAACTCGAAAAACTAGCCAGCAACGAACGCATCAAGACGCTGGAGTTCAAGGCCGAGATCGACGTGGCCCGCATCCAGGCGGATGCCGAGAAGGTCACCGCGGCCTTCCAATCGATCAACACCGGCATCGAAAGCACGGGCGATGTGCTCGGCAACTTGTTTGGGCTGTTCGATAAGCTCGGCAACCTCGATTCATCGGCCTACCGCGCCGTGTTCGATCAGATCGACAAGGAAAACGCGCTGCGCGAAAAGTCATTCCAGCTTCAGGAGAAGCTGACGCAAGCGCAGATCGATAACCTGAACGCCCAAACGAAGGCGCTAGCTTCTGGCGACGCCATCATCAAAATCGACGGTGCCGGCTTGCAGCCACATTTGGAGGCGTTCATGTGGGAAATCCTGAAGGCCGTGCAGGTCCGCGCGAATCGTGACGGGTTGGCATTCCTGCTCGGGGTGTGACGTATGCTGAACACACTATCCGCACCGACCTATGACCTGTCGGGTTATGTCGAGATCCACACGACAGCCTTCCCCGATCGGGACACGACGCGCCGTGTGCAACGCGTCCTGACCCTGGACGGTGGCGTGGCCATCAATGACGGTGGCTATAGCGACGGCGACCTGACGTTCGAGTTGGAGTGGCCGTCCGACGTGGCACTGAATGCATCGGTCCTGCGCATGCTGAAGACGTACCCGCGCGCCGTGCTGTCCACGCGCTTGGGGGTCTTTGAGGTTGTGCTCGAAACGTATCGGCTGAACGCCGGCACCTCGCGGCTCGTGTGCCTGCCGACGGCGCTCTTGTCCGCTTAAACAAAGGAATCAACATGCCCGCCCCCTCAGTCGCCACCTACTCTGCACAAGCAAAGATCGATGCGCACACGGCGTTCCTCGCGCTCATCGACGCTGGCACAGCCGGCTCGATCAAGACCTACGACAACAGCGACGTGCTGCTGGTCACGCACACGCTGACCGACCCTGCCGGTACGGTGAACGGCACGACGGGGCAGCTAACGCTGACCACGGCCGCCACTACGGTCAACGCTGCGGCCAGTGGCACCGCGGCCTACTCGACCGTGTGCAGCAGCGCGGGCACGGTGCACCTGTCGATTCCCGCGCAGCAGGGCACGGTGGCGGTCGCGGGCAAGATCGTGTTCAACACGCTGACCATCGTCTCCGGCCAACCAGTGCAGATTCTCAGCGCACTGATCGGGTAAGCGATGGCCATCCCGACCGTCTACCGCTCCGACGACGCATCGGCCCCGGTCATCACCGGGACGGCCGGCGATCTAGTCACGGCGCTGGATGCGATCCTCGTCAACGGGTACGGATCGAAGTCCGCGGCTGGGTGGACGATCGCGTACACCGGCACCAACAAACGCGCCTACGAACAGGGTAGCGGGCTTGCGCACTTGCTGCGTGTGGATGATGCGGACGCACGTCTGGCCCGTGTGGTCGGCTACGCGACAATGAGCGATGTAGACACCGGCACGAACCCTTTCCCGACAGGCGCGCAGATCACGGGTGGCCTGTACATACGCAAGTCGACGACCGCAAACAGCACCGCGCGGCCGTGGATTTGCTTCGCGACGGATACAACGTTCTACCTATTCATCTATGGTGCCCGGACGGCTACGCTGCCCACAGCATCCTTTGACGGCGGCGACGCCAACCTGGGCTTCGGCACACTGATCAATACGCGTGTCCCAAGCGACATCAACGCCAGCTTCTTATGCGCCAGTTCCGATACCTCGGCCACGAGCACGACGGCGAGCGACACGCGGCAGTGCCTTGTCTCCCTTGGAACGGCCGCCCAGACGACGTTGTACACGAACGGCAGCTACAACCAGGGGTCCAGCGCGTCAGTTAACTGCTACAAGCGATCCTCCAACCTGTACGCCATCAGTCAGTCGGGCAGCAGCGGCACGCTGTTCCCGGACGCGACGCGCGGCGCGCTGATGCTGTATCCGTTCGTCGTGATCGAGCCGACCGGAATTGTCCGCGGCGACTTCCCCGGCATCTACTCGCTCGGGCACGCCGCGGTTGCGACGGGCATGCCAGGACACCTCACCATCGTCGAAGGCAAAGGTGCGTACACCGGGCGCACGTTCTACCGGATCGGAACCGGCAGCGTGTGGGGCGTCGCCATCGAAATTACAGGAGGCTGGTGATGGCCGATCTAGGTTCTGTGGGTGCGAGTGCGGAAATCGAATTGGTGGCCGTGAGCCTCATCGAGATTAGCGCTGCTCTGTCGTTGACCAAGACCGTCTCCGGCGTGATCAAGGACGACACCGACGCCGTCACGGCGCGCACCGTGCGCCTCTACGCCCGCAGCAGCGGCCGGTTGGTGGGAGGGGTGGTCAGCGATGCGGGCACGGGTGAATACGAGTTGGCTGCCCCTGACGAGGAAGTTCAGCGCCTCGTGCTGGATGATGACGCCGGGACGCTTTACAACGATTTGATCGATCGCGTGCTACCGGGGCCGTGACATGGCGACACCAACGATCTACCGTTCCACCGATACGAGCGCGCCGGTCATCACGGGTGAAGTCAGCAAGCTGCGCCTTGCGTTGAACGCTATCCTAGTTGATGGCTACGGTTCGCAGGCCGCGGCTGGCTGGACCAAGGCATACGAGGACGCCGGCAGTCACTTTGTGGCCTATCAGCCGGGCTCGGGGTTGCAGCGTTACCTCTACCTGAACGACTCCCCGATGCAGGTGGCGGAACTTCGCGGCTACCGCGACATGACCAGCATCAGCGCTGGCACTGATCCGTTCCCGGCCCTCAACAGCGTGGTTGTCAGGTGCCGGAAGTCAGTGACTGCGGACACAACGGCTCGCCCGTGGATGTGTCTGGCCACCGACAAAACGTTCTACATGATAATCTTCGGGAACCAGACGACCTTCGGTTCTTTCGATGGCGGAGACGCACACATTGCGTTTGGGGAATTGCTGAACTCGCCCGTGCCAGACAGCAAGTTCCTGACGTTCCTTCTCGGGGCTTTGGATTCCAGCACGACATCTACTACGGCCACTGTTGCGCGACAAGCGTTCTTGTTCAACAACAATAACAGCGTCACAGCGCCACATGGTGTCGTGGAAGGCTACCCGTCGCAAGTCGCCATTTCAGCTCGCATGCTGCAAAGTGCGCGAGTGCCTTGGAGTGAAGTGCTGTCAGGCGGCTCAGGGTTTCCTGCGTACCCAGACCCCGCGACCGGCGATTTGCTGATCGCACCATACTATGCGCAGCCGGAATCCACGTTCTACGTCATCGGCACGTTGCCTGGGTTGTGGCTGGTGTGCCACCCCGCATCGTCGTTCACAAGCATGGACACGTTCACCGGCACCGGGTCAATCGCGGGCCGCACCTTCTTGCTCGTGAAGACCGGGGCCGGCGTGCTGGCGTTCGAGACCGGCGGCAACTGGTAACGCGCCATGGCGTACACGCGCCCTGACTACGATGACGCCGACGCCTCGTGGCTGGGGCTCGCGGCATACACACGCCCCGACTACGACGATGCGGATGCGACGTTTTATGTCCCGGTCATCGGCACCGTCGAGGCCATCCTCGCGGACGGCGGATTGCCAGCGGCCCCGTCGTTCACCTCAACACCGTGGGTTGTTTCGCTGCTGGCCGATGATGGCCTGCCACTCGCCCCTACGGTTCAGGCACTGTACGGGACCGTCGCTTGGTTGACGGACGGTGGCCTGCCCGCTGCGCCATCGTTCGTTGCCGCAAAGGGTGTTGTCTCGTGGTTGGCTGACGAGGGCCTGCCATCTCCGCTTACGGGAGCCGTCTACACCGACCCGACGCCGTTCATCGATCCCGACGCGGCAATCCACTACGTCATGGACTTGGTCATCGGCGGGGAACTGGTGCGGGTGCCAATCAGTTCGTGGCAGGCGACGCTTCAGACTGATTCTGACAGCTACGTGCAGTGCGTCGTGCCGGCGTGCGACGAGTGGCTAGACCAGATCAACGCAGCCGAAGAATTTGTGATCAGCCGGGTCGGTACGCTGCTATCAGCATATGGTGGTGCTTCGGTTGAAGGCCCGTTGGCTCGCGGGCCGGTGCAAACGGTCGCCGTGTCGCGTGGCGCCACCAACTACTCCGCCGTCATCAGTGGCTACGTCGATGCATCGCCCGAGGACGATGATCCCGACTCGATGTTTGATCGTGAGTTGGTGGATGTCCGCTCGATCCAGACCTACGGTGAGACAATCACGGTCCGGTGCGGCATCGATTGGTTGCTGCGTCCTGGGCAGCGGGCCGTCTACGGGTCTGTAGATTTTGTGGTCAGTTACATCAACTACTACGTCACCAGCTACGCGAAGACCATCGACGCGTACATGGACGTTGGGCACCGGACCTGAGACATGGGCAGGGCCACCATCACCAATAATCTCGGCTCAGGCCGCTACCGAATCAAGATCGATTCGGGGGAGGCCCGGCGCACTGAATTGTTGGCCGCGGCAAACGAGGCTCTTGCGATCGTCGGCGACAAACTGATCGACGCCCAAGAGGAAGTCGTCATCGCCGACGAGCAGGAGGCCGCATCGCGTGCCAGCATTGATGCGCTGATTAGCGACATCATCGCAGCGGGCGACGAAAACGACGCGGCTTATGGTGCGGCTTACGCGGTGCTGGATGTCTTGATCCCTCAATACGCACAGCAGATTGCTCGGAACCAAGCCGTGCGCCAGCAACTCGTCTCGCTGAAGAACACGCAGGCCAATCTCATCCGCCAACGCGCTACTTGGGAGTCGTTGCTGACGGTCACGTACAAGGAGGCGTGGTGCACAGACTACACGACCAACGCGTCTACCTCGTCGCTCAATGTCTACGCCACGATCGACATCCCCGGCGACCCGTCGCTGACGCTGCTTGTGCCAGGTTGTCGGCAGTTTCGGCAGGGCGATGGAAACATCTCTACCGTGAGGAAGGCCGCGGCGCTGGCAAGGCTCTCAACTGAGCTGATTGCTGCCGGCACCAAACTTGCGCAAGCAGAAGCATCGTTGGCCACCAAAACGGCACGGGAAGTAGAGCTGCGGGCGGAGGTGGCCGCGGCTCAGGCCGCATACGTTGCGATGCCGACCGATGAGAATTACGCCTTGTTCGAGCGCAAGACCGAAGAATTGAATGCGATTCGCGGCGAGATTGCCAATTTGCACGTCGTCAAGCAGTTGGCGCAGATTAACATCAATCGGCTCAACCTTGAGATTGCATTCTGGACCGGGCGTGCAGCCGTGGAGACGCCCTACGCCGGGGACGGCGCGTTCTTGGATCGGGCGTTAGTGTCGCCCGCGCAGAGTTACTTCAACGCCGCCATCTTCCCCGGATGGCAGAAGTGGTTGCCGACGTATCGCTGGGGCATAGCATCGAACGTGGATGAGACCTCGAATACGATGGACGTTACGCTCGGCGCGGCCACGTCCAGTGCTCAACGGCTCAACGTCAACAAGGAGTCGTTCCTTAGCCGGGTGCCGGTGGTCTACATGACGTGTCATGCTGCTGCATTTCAGGATGGCGACCGGGTGGTGGTGGCCTTTGCCAACCAATCGTTCGAGTCGCCAACTGTGATCGGCTTTCTAGACAACCCTGTCGAGTGTCGCCCATGGCCCGAGAGCGTGGTGATGGACTTGTTCTTTGAGACGTTGCCTGGGTCGTCGCCTGGTACGCGAGACTGGGCACAGGTGGTCGCATGGTTCGAGGAAGGTCCCGCTGCGGGCTGCTCTGGCGCCAACTATCGACTGAACGGTACAACTCCGTACACGGCGCGCGTATGTGAATCGGCAATTCATTCCTTCCGCTTGACCTATCCGGAGTTTTCAGGCGCGACCGATGCAACGTATTTCGACCTCGCCGTGACTGATGGGAATTTCTCCACCTTGTGGACGGGTGAAAGTTCGGCGTGGTTGTTTGACATTGAGAGGGTTCCAAACGGCGCCCAGGCCAACTCTTTCGACTTGGAATTCTTGGCGCCGGGCAACATCCTGCTGCGTGAGTTGACCACATCGGGCTACACGCAGTCGATCACCCACGCCAGTAGTTTCCTTTCAGCGCCGGGCGAGTGCACATACGTTTTCCCATTCACGACCGGCGCTTGGTTGTACGGCGGCACCAACGCAGCCATCGAGGCTTACCCGGTGACCACGTCCTACCCGCTAAACAGTGAAGCGCTGTCTGCAGATGAATTCTTGAACTTCATGGGCGCACGGCCAACCGCCATCACCGTGACCCGTAAGCGGGCTGGTAGCCGACCGTCGAAGAATTATGTGTTGGACACAGTCACCGAGGATTCGACGTTGCCGCATGGTGGGCGGCGCTGGCGGTTCACATACGTTCGGGAGGATGCATGACCACCCGCATCACCACGACCGGCGTCCCCGCTGCGCAGCTCATGCTGTCGCAGATCCGCGGCGTCCCCGCGCAGGTCGTCGACGACATGGCCGCCATCGGGTATCAAGGCATGCGCGAAGGCGCCGGCCGGCACTCGCCGCGGCCCGAAGGCTCGGGATGGCTGTTCCGGTCGCTGTTCCGCATCGGTGAAGGCACCAAGACGCAGCGCGTGGGGCACTACCTGGACGAAGCACCGCACGCTGAGCATGTCATCTTCGGTTCGTTCGCCCACGAGATCAAACCCAAGCGGGCGGGCGGCGTGCTGGCCTGGCGCTCACGATTCGGCGGGCCGATGGTGTTCGCGCGGCGCGTCTGGCACCCCGGCTACATCGGGGACAATTACCGCGACGTGGCCTTGAACGAGGCGGTTGGGCGGTTGCCCGACTTCGTGTCGCAACGCATGGGAGCACTTTGAAATGGCACTGGTCTACACCTACCCTGACGCGTACCTCGACACGCGCATCAGCGACGAGCGCGAGGCGCGGGCGATCGAGGAGGTTGCCCTGCTCGCCGGCTCGCGCACGCTGTCGGCCGACTGGACTGAGAAGCTGGTGATTCTGCAGGCGTACATCCTCGCCTGCTTGGAGCACCAGGGCAAGGTCGATGACCTGTTCACGGCGAAGCTGAAGACCTACCGCGAGGAGATGGCGATTCAGTTGCCGCGCGCCCTGGCCGCGGCCGACGAGGAGGCGGATGTGGAGTCTGGATCGGTGTACGCCATTCCGGTGTCGAGGAGTTGATGATGAGTAACGACGCTTTGGACCTTGGCGACGGGCACGTGCTGACATTCGCCAGTTACAACGATCAGGCGCGCGTCGGCGCCAGCATCGCGCACAAGAGACCGGACGGCGGCGACTGCGATGGCTGGATTGCTTTCGCTGGCCGGGCGTGGGCAGACAGCTTCAGTCCCGGCCAGATCGCGACATGGACGGTCGAGTCAGATGAGCCGCTGACGCTGACGCCGAGCGTGTTGTGTCGCGCATGCGGGGATCATGGGTTTGTGCGCGGCGGAAAGTGGGTGCGGGCATGAGCATCACCCCGGAGATGATGCCCGCGCTGGAGCATGCCCGGGAGGCGCTTGCAGGCATCCCGGGGCTGGTGTCGTGCGAGATCGGGCGCAAGGAAGACGTGTCGCCCAACGACTACCCGATGATCCAGATCGTGCCGACGCGAATCACGCCCGGCGCGGCTTACGC